GTGATGATAAGAATTATTGGCGAAAGAAAATTTTCCCATACTACAAAGCAGCACGTAAGACATACAGAGATAAATCTGAATTGGATTGGAACATGATCTTCGGAGTACTTAACAGTATTCGTGAGGACTTGAAGACTGTATTTCCTTACAAGGTTATTCAAATCGATACTGCAGAAGCAGATGATATCATAGCAACAATTGTACACGATTGTGCTGGTGCTCATTTGCTAAATGGTGGATCAGAACCAATACTAATACTATCTGGCGACAAGGATTATATTCAATTACATACCTATGAAAATGTTAAACAATATGATCCAGTACGTAAGCGTTGGATTAGTCATGATCACCCAGATATGTTTCTCAAGGAACATATTGTGAAGGGTGACCGCAGTGATGGAATTCCAAATATTTTGTCAAAAGATGATTGTTTTATAAACGGAAGACAAAAGCCTCTACGCACCAAGACGCTAAATAGCATTATGGAAATGGATGTAAGTGAAATCACACAGCAATCATTTCTTGTTAACTGGAATAGAAACAAACGTCTAGTCGACTTATCACTTGTACCTGATGACATTAAAAATCAAGTTAAAGAAGCATATGAGGCTAGCAACAACAAATCTCGTGATCAACTGTTTAATTATTTTGTGAAAAACAGACTGAAAAACTTGATGGAACATATTGGAGAATTTTGATGGCTTATACAAAGGGCCTTGCTGAGATTATTGAAGAAGTTAGAAAAACAAAAAACGTTAAAATTAAAGCTAATATTCTTAGAGAAAATCAATCAACACAATTAATTGATTTGTTTCAATTAACCTACAATCCAACAATTAAATGGATTCTACCAGAAGGTAATCCTCCATACGATCCGGCACCTAAAGATAGTGACTTGGAAGGAGCATTGCTTGGTAAAATGAGGATGATGAAATATTTCATTAGTGTAAATGACCAAGTTTTGGAACCAAATGTACACCCTATTAAACGTGAAAGTATTTTTGTCCAATTGCTTGAAGGAATTGATCCTGCTGATGCACGGCTAGTCCTTGAAATGAAGGCTGGTGATATTAAAGGCGTAAGCAAGACAGTGGTTAAGGAAGCGTTTCCACAAATTCAAACCGAGGAAGAAACTAATGGCTAAGTCTAAATATCGTTTTGATGATTATGATGAAGAAGATTTTGAGTATGAGTTTAAAAAGAAAAAAGAAGAAAAAAATCAGAATAGACGAAACACTAGACGATTAAAAAATGCACTCAAATCAAAAAGTATTGACCCTGACATTATTCAAGAATACGAGGACTTTTAATGCCAACATATAATTTTTTAAACACTGAAACTGGTGAAGAGTTTCAGATGTTTTTAAAAATGAATGAGTTAGATCAATATAAATTGGATAACCCCAATATTCAACAAATGCCTTCATCACCTGCACTCGTTAGTGGTACAGGTATGGCTGTTAGTAGAACTGACGAAGGTTGGAAGGATACCCTTAGATCTATAAAAAAAGCATCAGGGAGGAACAATACAATAAACGTATGACAAAAAGATTGAACAAAAAACAAAGAAGGCTACTTCGACAAGAAGGAGTAATCGATATAAAAAATAAAATCAATCATACTAAATTTGGCATTGTTGATATTACCAAACATTACAATTTGACCGAACTACAATATCAAGTCATTAACGCTTATGATGATAATTATCATCTCGTCCTTCATGGGGTCGCTGGTACAGGAAAGACATTTCTTTCTTTATTTTTAGCTTTACAAGACATTGTTGAAGGTCACGCTGATTACAATAAAATGTACATTATAAGATCAGTCGTACCTACAAGAGACATGGGATTTTTACCAGGCAATGCGAAACAAAAAGCTCAGGTGTATGAAGAGCCTTACAAGATGATAAGTAATGAACTCTTCAACCGAGGAGATGCATACGAAGTCTTAAAAAATAAAAACATGGTTGAGTTTCTTACAACCTCATTTCTTAGAGGCACAACATTTAACAACTCAATTATTATTGTCGATGAAATTAACAACATGAGTTTTCATGAACTAGACAGTATCATTACAAGAGTTGGTAAAAATTGTAGAATCATATTTTGTGGTGACTACAGACAAAGTGATCTAATAGATTCGAAGGAACGAAGTGGTTTAGGTCGTTTTCTGGATATCCTAAATACTATGAATGGTTTCAAAAGATTTGAATTTGGAATCGAAGATATTGTAAGATCCGACATTGTGAAGGATTACATTATTCAGAAAATGGGATTATGTTCAAGCAATCAATTATAGAACAAGAAGAACTTACCAGAGAACAAACTGATGGTAAAAGATTTTACGTAACACCTAATGGAGATAAGTATCCTTCAGTTACAACAATTACCAGTCAAATAGGTAAAAGAGGTATACTTGAATGGCGTGCAAGAGTTGGTGAAGAGAACGCCAATAAAATTACGGCAAGAGCCTCAAGAAGAGGTACCGGTGTACATAAATTGTGTGAGATGTACATTCAAAATCTAGATATAGACTATAAAAAAGTACCCCCACTAGATTTTTTTCTTTTCAAACAAATAAAGCCTATTTTAGATAAATATCTAAAGGAAGTTGTGGCAGTTGAATCAATGCTCTTTAGTGATTATCTAAAGGTAGCTGGTCAGGTCGACTGTATAGGTGTTTGGGACAATAAGCTGTCGGTAATAGACTTTAAAACATCGACAAAGAGAAAACCCAAGAAATGGATTAGTAATTATTTTATGCAAGAATCTGCGTATGCAGTTATGTTTGAAGAACGAACAGGTATACCAGTCACAAACCTTGTAACAGTTATAGCATGTGAGGAAGATGAGCCACAACTATTTACTGTCTCTAGGGACAACTACATTCATCAATTTATTGAATGGAGAGAGATATACAAGGAGAAGAACGGTGTTTAAAAAAACACTTTTAGTAGCGTTGCTTTGTTTATTACCATTTGAAGTTTACTCGAGTCAATTGCAACTAACACCGACTATGAAACAAGTTGGTTGCGGACCATATAAAGATCTTGATAACGAGCTAAGAACTAAGTGGTTGGAAGAGCCAGAAACAATTGGATTTGCAGGTGTCAGTGCGCAGGATCCAAATGTTGAAAGAAGTAACTTTAATATTATTGTTTATAAGTATAAAAATAAATTTACATTCTCGTTTGTTGAGCATTTTTCATCCGGAACTGCTTGTGTTATATCAGCTGGAATCAGTCTCGAGTTTAGTAAACACGATTACGATTTGTTTATGAGAGAAAATTCTAAAATTTAGATAACTTTTTATCTTTAAATTTTAATAACCATGTTTCGTCATCCATAAAGTTTAATGGAGGGTTTGGTATTGTACACGTGTACACTTGCCAAGCCCTCCAATCGTTTTTATTTTCAAAAGTTTGGCACATCTTGGATCCAACATTGAAAGCAGTACCATATTTTTTATTGAAGAATTTCGAAACTACGTGTAGTGGTCTTCTTCTATTGATATGTTCCATTGTCATTATCATACAAACATACTCTTTTTGTGTTCTTACAAATTCCAATTGCTTAGGAAAAAGAAACATCGACGGGGGATCCCATGTTGCATCTTGTCCTTCTCTGTACTTGGGGTTACCACCACTATTTCTATAATTTGGATCAATGTACAACCTCGACATTACCCTATACACGCCCCTTGGAAAGAAATGGTTTTGTACTGCTGATATACACCATATGTTATTATTGTTCGTAGAAAACGTCCAACATGGATATTTCTGATAGTTGTCTTGCCAAAGTAACATATCAAACCATTCAGTGTTTCTATCATCACCAGATCTTTGTGATTCAAGAAACTCAATAAATTGGTCTTTATTCTCTTCGTTTAGTAAATGACTTTCAATCATCATTCACTAAGAAAAATTTATCAAATGTTAACATAGTTCTGGTATAGTAATCTTTGTTATGTTGCATCACTGGGCTTGTGTGTGCAATGTACATTCTTATTTCATCAAGCGCTCTCAGTATTGATGCGGGGTGTTGATTTTGAATTTGCTTCATTAACTTTTCCGAACGACGTTCAATTACTTGTTTTTCATTCCATTCCTCCGGACTCACAACATACCCTCCAATAGTCCTTTCCACTGCATAGCTCTTGTATCCCAATTATAAAAGGCATCAGCATATTGCTTTTGCAACGTGATTCTCGTTTTCATAGCTTCATCATCAATAAGGTTAACTGCGTTATACAAATTCTGGGCAAATATTTCAGCATGTTTATTTGCTTCAATATGCATGCCATACATCATTGTCCAGTTTGCAGCTGTTTCATACAATGCACCATAATCACTATGCACACAAATCAAACCTGCTGACATAGCCTCCATGAGACTTATACAACTCGTTTCTTTCCATACACAAGGATATGCGTAGATGTGCATATCCTTCAACTTCTCCATTAGTTCTTCGTGAACAACATATCCATAATATTCCATATGCTCATGTTCACTAATATACCTGAACATATCCTTATAAGGATTATCTCGTTGAGCCCATCCATATATTTCAAAACTCGAAAACACATGAAGTTTAACTGGTTTATCCATCTTTGAAAAATATGTGTCATGAAGATGGTTGAATGTAGGCACTAATAGTTCCAATCCACGATGTGGCGTCGTGAAGTATACAATATTAATGCAATCCTTGGGTTTCTCGTGGGGTACAATTGGGTTAATAGCATTGAGCATCACTTGGATATTCTCCCAAGGAAGATTCAAGTGATTTATGTATTCTTGTTTCTGCCAATTGGACACACAAACAATCTTTTCATAATCATCATACTTCTCAGTTAGATGAGCCACCTCAGGATCTTGTGCAAGATCATGGACCCAAAGAATACGTTTCTTATCTTCCAACTTTCTAGCCCTTGTTGGAATAATTTGAAACTGCTCTAACAATTCCTTAGGTAGTCTCTTATACAATTCCTCTTGCATAAGTTCAGTACCACCCCGAGCATTTTTATTAAGTTCATTCTTTTCTGGTTCACCAGCTTTATTAACAGGTTGGTTTTTAGAATCCGTAATAGTAAGTGTCACTGCCATTTTAAATTATCCAATATATTGTAGACATTCCTCTTCGTATCTAATTAAATCGTCACAACCACCAATTCGTTTTTTACCAACGAACACCTGAGGATATGTAAGACCACCTGCATGATCTAGATCCTCAAGTAATGGGTCGATCTGAAACAGATAAAGTTTATTTTCAGGAGATCGTTCAAACACTTCATATTCCAAATTATTTCGTTTAAGAATATCTTCAGCTTTTGCACAGTAACCACATAATGGTGTAGTGAATATTTTGTACAGCGCCATTTGTACCCCTTATGTTATGCTCTTAGCGTAATTGTAAAATTCTTCGAATTCCGGAAACGTGTCGATAAAGTTTGTATTCCTTCTGGTATCTAGCTGATCTACGTATTGAACAAACCAACTTCTATTCTTACGTCTTGTTTCATTGTCCCATTTATTGCCTTTATACACATTCCACACTCTCTCAAATCTCTCAACTTCATACTGTGGAAACCATGGAGAGTCATTTAGATACTGATAACATTCTTCGAAGTATTGGCCAAAGTCATCAGTTAAGGTTTCAATAGCTAATTGTGTTGGTGCATTTAGAAATGGTATATCAAGTCTGATAATTTGAGTACCAAGATAGTGTTCAGGGCTTTCTGTTGACATTAAATAATCCAACTTCATGTCGGAATGTTTACGCCAAGTATTACCTAATTTATCACCAGTTGTAGCTCTATCTATTGCTTGCTCTGCGTGTTCTAACATATGTGGAGCCCACTGAACACTCTCTCTTATTTTAGCAATATCTTTACAAAAATCGATAAACGAGGTTACACTCAACATATTAAAAGTGCACATATACGTTAAGTGGTTATACCTTGCAGGATCTTTGTAGTGTGAGGGCTTGTTTTTATGACTGACGAACAAGTCAATAGTTTTCTTAACACTGTCCATATGTTTATCGTACTCTAAACCTGTACGAATATATTCAGCTTTTTTTCCTTTTGCTTCACAGCTTGTGAATATTGTAATAGGTGCTGTTAATCTCTGTTCAATAATCTTATTAATTTTTTCAGTAAAGCTGTTGAAATTTTTATCAGGGACGCACATATTAGTATTCATCTCAAGCCGAAGATTCTTATTCGGATTCTCCTCCTCGAGTATAAAATCTAACACCTTAAAAGTGTCTTTACATAGTAAAGGTTCACCACCTGTAATTCTAAAGGTGGTTAAATTTCTGTAAAGTTCAGGCCACCATTTCCAGAATGCATCAACATAGGGATTTTCCTCACTGTTGGTGATTGGTACTTTACCTTCAGCTTCCATTCCCTCGATTGTATTCATCGATGAAATTCGGTCTTTATACTTTAACTGATATCCACCATGTTGTTTAACCTCTTCCATCCATTTACTGCTGATATGAGGTTTACAGTATACACATTTAAAGTTACATACGTTACTAAAACTAACCTCAAGATATGAGGGAAAGATATCTTGATTAGCTCCTTTGTCAAGAACTTCTTCAAAATAAGGTTTACCATAGTATGAGGAGCTTTTCACAATCCTATCACTAAATGAACCAGCAGCCTCTGCTTTCCAACAATACCCACACTCTGGTGGTTTGATACCATCGAGCATTTGCTGTCTGGTCTCTTTTGAGAATGTAGTATTGTGGAGAGCAGAAGGATTGTCTTTCACTGCTTCTGGATCAATTTTATGTGTGCCAGGATGATGACAACTATGTTTATGGCCAAACTGCAAATGCAATGTGACTTGCTTCCATTTTGCTAAGCAAAAAGAGGGACTAACTTTTCCTAATTTATCAAACCACTCTTGATAAACAGGATTCATTAAGCTGCCTCAGCGTCCTGATCTGGTTCAGCTTGAGGATCACGAGCACCTGTCATTGTTGCTAGAATTGTAACGAGAAGAGGATCACGTTCCTTCTTGAGCCATACATCAAGATAGGTTTTAGCTTTTTCATCTGTTTCGATAAGAGCTGAGTTAAAACGGATTGATGTATCAATCATTGCTGCCAAACGAAATACGGCTTGGTCTAGTTCATCATCTTTAGTCTGTGTCTCTGACATATTATATCTCCATGTTAAAGTCAGTAAATTATAGTAAAAAATCGACTCATTGTCAACAGTATTTAGTATCGAAAATACCAAGTCTATCTCTAACAATATCCCAATCCAAATCAAAGATTGAATATTTTAGAAGAATTCTTTCTGCTGGATAACTCTTAATCATATGACTCTGTTGGTTATTCATAGCAATACATTTATATTGTATATCTCCAATATCTTCGAAGGTTATGGGGCCTGCATGTTCACTTATCACAAAGTTTACACATGCCTTGGTATTAAGGTCCTTATGATAAGGAATTTCTGTATTCTTTTTCTGCCTGTATAACCTCACTCTTAGATCAATTGATTCAGTAACATATTCAACAATGTTATAGATTCTGTAAACTTCCTCAAAAGGTTCTGGATTATCTATGTACGAAACTAACCAGTGATCGACGTTATCAAAATAATTTCCAGTTACACCGGTGGCCTTCCGGAATGGATTCCACTCCAATGATTGTGTCTCACTTATTACTTTTTTTGAATCAAAAAACAATAATGGTAATTTTATGTAATAATCGGAGTGCATAAAAAGTATCCAATTCTTGCATTGTTTAAATGACCACTAGCATGCCATATTTCTTTATCATAATTATCGTTAAAGAAAAAACCTTGATTTTGTAATTTTTCCAACTTATTTAGCGGATCGTTTTTAAAAATTGGAATTAATTTTGTACCGACTTTACAGTCGTCAAATTCAGTATTGCCGGCTCGAAGATGTATCTCAATAATATGTTTTCCAATCACTTCAATATTAATAATACCAACATTTTGAAATTGATCAAACCAAGAAGGTATTTCTATGTTTGGAACCTCGTCAACGAGTTCCCAACTATCAAATATTGACAGATCGTCTCCTTCTCTCGTTCCAATACTTGTTGAAATTGTTTCCCAACGAGATTTTTCATTCTTTATACCAGCGTATACATATTTTAAATCAATGCTGTAATGAATACCTTCAAAAAAGTCACACCAAAAATATCCTGGCGGAATGAATTCATGCTGTTCGATTGCTTGTTTATCATCTCTACGTAGATAAACTCTTCGAGCACCTATGCCCATACCATACAAATTGTACAGTGGTCTGATAATGTACGATCCACTACGTTTAACTGGAACGGCTGCCGGGCCTGCTTCATATCCTAACTTTAGGGCAACTTCAAGTTTATTGAAGACCCATCTATGTTCCGGATATGCTTCCCAGGCATCCTGATCGTCTCTTGGTTTCATT